GGAACGAAGGAATGAAAACCTTGATGGCAAAGTTGTTTGCTATCCAGTCAACGTTACCTGTGATTCCAAAAAACAGTACTAATCCGCACTTCAAATCCAAGTATGCGGATCTGCCGACAATCATGGAGGTTCTCAAGCCCAAACTTGCCGAGTACAAGGTACTTCTGATGCAGCCAATTCATACGTCTGATAATCCTAATGTTCTCTATATCGGCACTGTCTTCGTCGATGCAGAAACGGGTTCTACGTTTGAACAAATTAGCACCGTTCCCGTCGGCTCTAACTTAACGCCGCAAGCCTTTGGAAGTGCAGTAACTTACGCTCGCCGCTATGCTCTTTGTGCTATGCTTGGCATTGTTGCCGATGAGGATGACGATGGCAATGCAAGTAGTGTTAGCTCTATGGGTAAAGGCACATCAGTTGGGAAGTCGCAAATCATCGCTCTTTATGAAACAGCCAAAGAGCAGGGTTATACAAAAGACGAGGTATTGGACATTCTTAAGGGCAAGGGCATCTTTCGCGCTGATCAACTTACGCCAGAGCAACAAGAAAAGTTCATTGCGTATCTCAAATCCCATCCTAAAGCTAAGAAAGGAGCTAATTGATGGATGAATCACTTGAACAACAAGACGAACTGACGTTGATTCAAAACTTCCTTTCATGTTTTTACATTGACGCTTCTGGGAGGCTAGATATTAGCTGGAATCATTATGTTCCCTTTGCGGCTTTGTATTCGCGACTGCACAGTTTTGAGGAGCCTACTGGAGAGGTTGTACGATTGCGCGCCGATCCAGTTCGTATGCTGATGATGGTCGCTGTTCTAACAGGTCGTCTGCACAATACTATCCGTTGGGGCATCAATCATCTTGGCAGACCAATCATTGAAAAGATAGTCTTTCCTTCTGCTGAAGAATGTCAAGATTGCGAGACAGATCTGTTGCCTGTGTACAATCTCATTAATAGCATTGATGAACGAACACTCAACCTGTATTTGCCTTCACCTAATGAATCAACGGCCGATCAAGCTGCACGCAAAATCAGCGATCGTTACTATGGCAGTCGCATGGCAGAGGCAACGTCTATTTACACCATTTTTGACAAGCTCATTTGGAAGGTAGGTAAGTTTGCAGATGAACGATAACGAAATCACATACAACGACGAGAATGAAGATCATGGAGACACCATGCCAACAAACAAGTACCCCGGTAATTGGTTTTACCACGTTACCGCCAAAACGCTCATGGACAGAGTGCAAATGGATGGAGACAATCCTTCTGAGCTCCTACCACCAACAAATCTTGAGCGAATGGCCCAGGACTTTAACGGTAAACCCGATTGCGTGTTCATCATTGGTTTACTCACTGAATGGTTAAATATCCAAATGGGAGACCATATTGGGCTTGGGGATTTGACAGATTACGTCGGTGCTTTGACAACAGCAATGCAAACACTAGAACATCGTAGTCAAAAACTTTCTCGGCGTAAAACACTTCTAGACAATCAGATCAACAGCCAAAAGGGTTTATCTGATTGGTTTAAAGATACAGCCATTGAGCTCATGAATAACGAGCGACAAAAGTCTGTATACATTGATGCACTTGAGAGAGAAATTAGCGTGCGCGTTAATCCTGGCAAACTTGTGCCAAGTTCAGAGCCGACAGCAGAACAGGCTCGTATATGGGGCGAAATGCTTGTCAAAACAAAGTATGCATGGGACATCAATGGCGTTAAGAAAGCGGTGTTAGAAGGTGCGCTCGATCACAAGTGGATCGAGGAGATGGGATTTGAGTATGTCAAGTCCCAAAGCCTGGTGATTAAAGATCACAGTATAGCTTTCTAAGTAGCAAACAGTCAAGGGCGACTCCTACCGTGGAAAGTAGATTTGTAATTACTCCTTGACTGGTGTGGGGCGATGGACATAGATTCGTCGCCCCATACATTTTTACGATAGCTCATGCGTAAACAAAACGGCAAACAATCGCTACGAACAAACGCAACCGCAAAGAATGAGCCGATATTTTTACAGTTGCTCAAGGATGCAGGGCTCCCTGTACCAGCAAAAGAGGTGGTAATGGCAAAAGGACGACGCTTCCGGATTGACTATGCGTGGGAAGGATGTCGTTTAGGGATAGAGATTCAAGGTGGGGTATTTACCCGTGGTGCCCATGGAAGCATCTATGGCATATTGTCGGGGTACAAAAAGTCTAATGTTGCAGCTGAGAATGGTTGGACACTTATGTACTTTCTTCCATCTGAGATGCATGACAGCGAAACAATCAATCAAATCAAGAGGGCTTTTCTATGGAAACAAATGAATGGGTAGATGTGCAGTTGGAATCAATGGTGCTAGGGACGTTTTTGACGCACCCAACATCGTTTGATCCAACGCTTGTCAAACCCGACTTTTTCACAATACAACACATGCGGACAATTTGGACAGTTGCCTTTCAAGAATGGATTGGCGGTCGTCCTATTGACCTTGTTACTGTTACAGGAGCTTTGCAAAGAGAGGGCTTGCTCGATATGGTTGGTGGCGCAAGCAACGTTGCCAAGCTGGCTGCTAACATACCAACACTAGCAACAGATCGACATCTGAAGATATTGACAGATCTGTGGCAGCGCAGGGTAACATATTACGCTCTCAAACACGCAATGCAAGATCTGCAACATGGCAAAGCATCTATCAAAGATATTGTCGCAAGTGTTGACCAAAGTGTACTTGACGTTGTTGCCGATGCCGCTCAAACGCATCTTAACAAAGACAAAGAGCTTGACGAAATTGCTGACAAGATTTTCAATCCTCAGCATGGCGACTGCATACAAACGGCATGGCCGAGCCTTGATAAGCTTATTGGCGGCTACCGCCCAGAAGAACTTGTGCTGATGGCAGGACGACCTGCAATGGGTAAGACAGCTCTGATGGTAACGGCGCAAAGAGATCTTGCTATTCGCGGCATACCAAGCGTATGCTTTAGTCTTGACATGGGCAAGAAGCAGCTATGGTCGCGATACATCAGTCAAGGTAGCAACATATCGGTCTCAAAGTTAGAATCCGGTGCTTCGTTTACCGACGAAGACATCTATACTATCAAGAAGTCTGTCGAAGATTTGAAAACAATGCCAATGTGGGTGGACACCAATCCATACCATACATTAGGTGAAATACGGATGATTGTTCGCCAAATGGTGTTAAAGCATGGCATTAAGATTGTTTTCATTGATCACCTTGGCAAGATCAGACCAGAAAAGGCCAACAGCCGTGAGCAAGAAGTCTCGGTCATTGTTCAAGGTCTCAAAGCACTTGCCAAAGAGTTTAATCTTACCGTTGTCAGTCTTGTGCAGCTTAACCGTCAAGTGGAGATGAGGGCCGATAAGCGACCAATGCTATCAGATCTCCGCGAGTCTGGCTCCATCGAGCAAGAGGCCGATATTGTCCTTATGTCATATCGGCCAGAGTATTACAATATTCCCACATTCAACGATGGTATCACTCCAGCCGACAATCGAATGGAGGTCATCGCCGCTAAGGTGCGTAACGGTACTCCAGGTGGCGTTATATTAGATTTCCATGGTTCCCTTACGTATGTAACGGAACAAGCTCCTCGTAACTATGAAAACGTCAACTGGGACATTTTCAATGGTCATGGAGCTATTTCGAACATAGCCGTTGGGAACTAAATACTCACAACGTATATTGTAGCACATAGGACGCCTTTCCTACCCTCCCCCTCTCGTCCAACCCCATTAGCTTCCCTCTGGCTAGTGGGGTTTTTTTATGAGCGTCACATTGGCTTCCTTGAACATAGCCTCTGCTTCAGCAATGCTTTCCTTCCAACGCTCATAAAACGCACCATCCTCCTGACGGCATACAACTCGCTTAATGCCACGTTGTATGATATGGGCGGCACATTTAGCGCAAGGGTGCGTACTAACATAAATCGTACAGTCACCTAGGTCACGATGGGCAAAATGCAGCGCATTCTCCTCAGCGTGGATTGTACGCAGTAGCTTACGATTTCGATTGCCGTCAAGCACTTCCTCGACGCCCCTGGGTACGCCATTATACCCTAAGCTTACAACACGCTTGTCAGCATCAACTACGACCGCACCTACCTGAGTCGAAGGATCTTTTGACCACGTTGCGATTAGCTCTGTTAGTGCGAGAAATCGTTTGTCCCACATATTGTTCCTTGAAGTATAGATGTAAGAGTATCAATTTACAATGATGCGATAAACTCACATAAATAATGTCAAACTGAAAATAATGCTTGACTCATATAGGGTAAAATCGTTATGTTACCACCGAACAGGGGAAAAGCAACAGGGTAATTCAACTTTCATATTTATATAACTATTATATATATACTATATATATAGGCGGATTTTGATTTTTGAGGGGACATAGGGGAGACTAGGAAATATGTGAGTGGGTCCCTCCAACCCTAGGGTAGTGTTAGTGTAACCGACCATCCCCCCGTAGATACCCACCCCCTACCCCCTAACAAAATCACCAAGGGTAGGACACACCATGCCAAGCAAGACATACCACCACAGCGTGGTTTATCTACGGTTGTAGGATAATCCTACGAAACAACACACAATAACTGGGAGTACTACAATGGACACACTCATCACCATCCTGTCAATCGCACTTGGCATTGGATACGCAGCTATCGCTATCGCTCTTTGCATCTCTGCTTACAAGAACCTTCGTAGTCAACCTGTCAAAGAAGACTACGAAGTACTCTACGCAGAAGCTATGAACACCATTGATGCGCTTAACGATAGCTATCAAGAACGTGTCAACGAGCTTGAATTAGAACTTTGGGACGTTAAGCAAGATGCCAAGCTCACTGTCGATGAATGGAAAGCAGAGGTCATACTTCGATCAAGCTTGCAACGCGAAATCTATCTAATGAAGCAAGCTCTAAATCTCAATTGATTCCATGCCCTACTTCGGTAGGGTTTTTTTTCGTACCTTGGTGGCGGAGGAGTTGCACATATCGTTTTGGTGTGGTTTATCTACGCTTGTGTAGCAAAAAGCTACTCTGCTTTCCACACTTTTACAGGAGTCCTATCATGGACACAATCAATATCGCTCAATGCATCGCAACGAGCAAGGTCGCTACTGATACGTTCGGAGAAGTAATCTCCAACATCATCAACCGCGAACTCAAATACTGCAAGCCAAATGCACGTATCGTTGCAGATGGTTCAGCCGCAGTCGTTCATACGTTCAATACCGACTGGTTAAAGAACGTTGACGAACGCATCGCAGTGCAATTTGGCCTTGCCAATGTTCTGTGGAAAAACGGTATGCTCAACGAAGACGGCACGTCTAAGTTGTTCACGCCATTCACCGTGCCCTTCCACCTCTCTGAAGATGGCACACCACAAACGCAACTGCGTGTATTCTTCTACCGTCCTGCATCAAGCGAGACAGTAAAATACCCGCAATCAACCATCATGGTACGTTGCGAACAATACGGTCTCGAAGCCCGCTTCGACCGTGACTCTGCGTATTCAGCTACCGCTAATGCTCCAGCCGTAGCCGAATAACAACAATGGCCCTCAGCAATGGGGGCCATCTTTTTTCACTTGAAGGCTGCTGTGCAGCAAAAATCCCCATGACCTTTTACTATTCTCGCAACGTAACTCCAGATAATTTCGACAACGGCTCAGAACCAGCTTACAGTCTCATTGAACAACCCAATATCCTGTCACCATTGACAGAATATGCAATGTTCACTGACACACGCATTGATGACAAACGTGTACTGCAAAATGGCATGGTCATCTCTGCGCTTGTGCCTAAGATCATTGACATTTATACCATTGATGGCGATAGCTGTATTGGCAATGTCACCGTGCAGCTTATGGGCGCCATATACGACAATGATCAACTCGAACAACTTGTTGATCTTGCTAAAATTGACGTTCCAGTATTTGCTAACCAATCAACGCTTCCAAAGCTTATTGACTGGTTCAATGAAGTGCATGCTGTATGCGTACGTGAGGGCCTTGACGCACTTATCAACAATCCAAATGCCGTCGATCATATTGTTGACGCCAACAAAATGATCAGCTAATCACCACCCACCAGCAATGGTGGGTATTTTTTGATGCTATGAGCCCAGAACAAAAAGCCCAAATCGCTTGCTGGATGGACAATACCCATACTAGCTCTAACATTGACAAACAAGGCATTTTAGCCTTCTTGAAGTATTGGTTTCCGGAGCATTTCAATAAACCCTGGGCACAACATCACCACCAAATGACCAAAATCCTTTGGGAGATGTTTCGCCCTGATAAAGCATCACGCCTTGAGCGTCAGGGATACTTCATAATCCATCGTGAGGCTGCAAAGACAACGTTGTCATCCTTTGGCTTTCCCAATTACTTCATTTGGCTTAAAGGATTCTCGCCATGGGTACGCTATGAATCTGATGGCTGGGAAGGATCTGATCGCCATGACTATGACATTGTCAAGCTCCCACCTATTGATGAGCCAGTCATCCTCATTTTGTCTGAGACAGCTACGCAAAGCGAATACTTCGTGACAAACATCAAAGACAACATTGACACTCATAAAGGACTACGACGCTTTTTTGGTCCTAAAGATGCTGTAATGATTGAATCTGAAGATGATGAAGATGTTGGCAAGGGTACAAAGATTTGGCGTAAGAATGCCTTTCGTACCAATGACGGCACAATGGTCGTCGGCAAAGGTGCTGGACAGCAAATCCGTGGTACAAACTTCTTTGGCAAGCGTCCTCACCTGGCTTTTGTCGATGATATGTACTCACGCAACAACACAAAGACCGAAACACGTCTTAAAGACCTCAATCGTTGGTTCTTTGCAGAGTTATCCAACTCATTAGACAATGAAAAAGGCAAATTGTTCTTTCTTGGGACTATTGTGCATCCAATGACCGTTGCACAGCAAATCATGGGATCAGATCAATGGTTTGGTCTCAATAAGCCCATCATTGGCCTTGAAGAGCTGCGTACCGTGCTTGATAAACATTGCCAGCTCATTGGTGATAAAGTTACCATTCCAGATAAAGAAGAATGCAAACGCATTCAAGAAACACTTACAACGCTTTCATGGCCTGAAAAACACACTTTGCATTACATTCTATCGCTGTATAAGCGTGAATGGGAGCAACAAAACATCCGATATTTCTACCAAGAGTATCTCAATATCTCCGAAGCACCAGAAGATGCCAAGTTCTCGCGTGAAAAGCTTGTTGAAGTAGAATTTGGATATGACTTTGATGGCGTGCTAACGTTCACCTACAACAACACGCTTTGGAAGGCATTGGTCGATCCAGTGATGTGTGTTGACGTGGCATCCTCCGAGCGTACCACGGCTGATGACAGTGCTATTGCTGTCACAGCGTTCATACGAGCCATTGGTCAAAAGCATGGCACAAATGCTTTGACTGAGCAAATATTCCCAATCATTCTACACCTTGAAGGTGGACGTGGCTGGGGTATCTACGAAGATGCTCGCAATCCTAAGTTTGTTCGTCCTGGCATTGTCGATCAGATGTCTCGTATCTCACAAATCATGCCTATTGGCAGATACTACATTGAGTGCAATGCTACACAGGAAAATGTACGACGTGAAGCAGAAAAAACGCTCAATACACCTGTATTTCAAATTGTGTCCAGAGACAAAAAGATTGACCGCATCAAAGCTATCCTTGAACCAGTTTTTACAAAGTACCCCTGCATTCTTTATGACCGTCGCTCTCGTGAGCCAGTCATGAAGTTCTTTACGCAGCTTCTGAGCCTAAATCCTTCCGGTGGACATGACGACTATCCAGATGTGGTGTCATTGGCATTTAGCAAATCAGCTGTCAATCCAATGCACCTCGAGTATCGACCAACAGCTGCTGTGAGCGATGTCCTTGAGATCAAGCCCACAACAAACTATGACAATGATGATAACGACCTACGACGCTTCGGTAGTGGAGCCTGGGAGGTCTTGTGAGATTCCAAGAAGGTGCGTTTGTGCAGGACCAATAAGGTTCTGCATAATATCATCAAGGTTCTTGTCCTCAATAGCCATTGCCGTAGCATAACCTTGCTTCTCTTGACTTTCTAAAGCTGCAAGAGCAGTTTCCAATGCCCATTTTCTAAGTGTTGGCACAGCCTTTTCATTGCCAATCAGATCACCAATTTGATCAGCAATGCTATCCACTGAAACGCCACGCTGTTCAAGGGCTTTTTTAAGCTTCTTCACGTATCCTAACTCCACAAATAGATAGCGTAAAAATACAGGATTAGCAAACATCCTCATAAGGTAAGACACAATCTGCCGACGACCGTAGCCAGGGTAAGCACGACGTACCGACACTTCGGGATCTAACCCTTCTTCTAACAGACGAGCTACAAGAATGTCCTTGCCTTTTAATCCTACCGGAACATCATCAGTAGAAGCTTTCTCCAAAGGATAGCTAAACATCGCATTCTTCCACGGTTGCCATGTAAACCCTGGAAAGATCATATTATGGTGATTGAGGTTCTTGTTGATGCAAATACGCCTTAGCAATGGCACAAAGCGTCCATTGATGTCCTCAACATACTCACCCTTCATGGCACTAAAACGATCCTTGTATGGCACAAGACGTATCGTGCTTGGAGCAACATCGCCAGCTTCATAAATATTGTACGTTGACGATACACCTGATAAACGCTTACGTGTAAGCTGTATCATGTTGTTGCCCTTGGCGTTGTGGTTCGTGGTTTATCTACTCCCGTTTGTATCACACATTTTTTCGAGGGAGTTATCATGAGCCATCTGTTTGACAAGGTAGTAAACTACCTACGGGAACAAACAAAAACCAATGTAAACCCGTTCGACCCAATTAATTTGACAACGTACACAAAAGATCAAGAAGAATTCTTGGATTTGATGTACGCTGACATAAATTGGCGTCTTCAGCAAGAAGCGGAAATTGTCCGCTACGACGGTTGGGAGGATTACAAAGACCGCTCAGAATGGGACTACGACGATGAGTGAGGTCATTGCTGTTAATGGAGGCTACGCTTTACAGGTTAGAGACCTGTATGTTGTACGAGAACGGGCTACACCGCCAATACTCATCAATGAACAAATCTGCAAACCAGAAAGCGTAGCCAACATTGTTCGGACGAAGCTTGAATACGAGGATGAAGTTGAGACATTTCATGTCTTACTGCTTACACAAAACGCACAAATCATTGGCATCCATACGGTAGGTAAAGGCACTGTTAATGCAGTGCTTATCAATCCTGGCTCGGTATTTCGAGCTGCAATTCTTGCTAATGCGCCTTGTATTGTTATTGTGCATACACATCCATCTGGCAACATTGAGCCTAGTCAAGAAGACATTACACTTACTAGGCAACTTATGTCAGCAGCTAAAATGCTCGACATTCGCATTCTTGACCATGTCATTGTCGGTCTTAATACAGACCGATACTACTCATTTGTCGAAAACAATTCACTGTATTAACGGAGATGACAATGTCACATCAACAATTTGATTCCGTACTTGTTGAAGCTCGGAATAAACTGACGGAAATCTTGGAAAGCAACCAGCAATTTGCCGATCAAAAAACCGACATTCACATGCAATTACTTCTTTCTCTTGGAGACGTAGCTGAACTATTCATGAAGGAAACATACAACGTCATGAATGCTGTCTCTGACGAACTTGACGAAGGCATACATGACCGAAAGGTGCATTTAGCATGTAGTGGGATGTTTCGTGTTGGACTGATCTATGAAATGCTTATGCGAGAACACGTCGAACCATTTTCAACCGGATTATCAAAGGAGTACAACTAATGCAATACGCACGACAAAAAGCAATCAAAGAATTGCTAACTAATAAATGGGAAATCAACCCACTTATTAGCATGAATGAACCTGCTGCAATAAAAATTGAAGATGACTATGCACTTTATCAGTCATGGTACATTCGTGATTCCAATAATCGACACATTACTAGCCATACTTGGTATAGCAACACTGGCAATCGACAAGAAACAGAAGCAACTGTCAATGTTATTGTTAATGCACCTAGAATGCTGCAGTTGCTTGTAAAATCGGTGGGTTATCTCATAGATGCCAATGAAACGCTTGAAGAACATATTGGAGATGACATGTTGCCAGGTTCTGCAGCATTGACAGATGAAATAGCCACACTTTTGAGCAATGTGTTGCATTGTTCATGGCAAGAGATCTGTACAATCAACAAAGAATTGCTTGAAGAGAAGCTTGCATCTTCGATAACGGAGCTGTAATGAGAGACAACGAATTTGTAGTAGGTCGGTATCAGGATTCTGATACCGGCCGCTACCGTTGGGGAGTAATGCAATACCCGTCTATGGTGTGGTATTTTCCTAAACGGTATGGATTAAAAGCTGCATTGGATCTTTGCAATGCTTTTTACGAAATCGATCCGTTTCACATTGATAAACATGAAACCTCCACTAAAAATGAGACAACATGAACAACAAAGAACAACAACCAAGGTTGTCTGTGCTTCGTAAAATTCAGGACTTGTTAGTTTCTGACAATACATTTCCTGAGCGCTACGAACAAGCTAAAATGCGTGGTATTAAGGATGCTGAGATTTTACTTTATGAACGCACTGGCGGTATTCACAAACACGCTCAAACAGGATTAGCAATTCGTGGCGAAAATCACCATAATTCTAATGGAACAACGTATTGGGCTGTGCGTGTCACAGATAAAACACGCAAGCAAGGTTTGAGTCGACATCCGCCTTCATGCACCATTAGCTTCAAGTCAGAGAACGAACGAAATAAATCATGGCTGCATCGTTTGCCATTGTATCACGAAATCTGCTTACAACAAATCAAACAAAACAAAGGAGAAAACAAATGAGCACAACACCAAAAGACGGAGGGCAGGCGTTCCCAAACTTTGGCGTGAACCTAAGCGGCTTAAAACACGACCAACCTGGCATGACCCTGCGCGACTGGTTTGCAGGGCAGGCACTGGCGGGCATGATTGGCACACTGTCATCTGAGAAAGATTGGCACTTGGTAGGTCTGCATTGTTACAACGCTGCTGACAAGATGATCGCCGCACGGGAAAAGGGGGGCGAGGTATGAGCAACATCAACGACCATCGCGTGGTTTTCATTGGATATGATCGGGATGAAATCTCCGGTGCTTACAGGGACTATATCGCATGGCGTCACGTCGAGCCGATTTTGGAGGCGAATAAGCAGATGCTGGACGCATTGGAGAAACTCGATGAATGCGCCGCATACTGGTCGGAGTATGACGTTCCGATTGGAATACACGACAGGATCAAATCAGCCATAGCCAAAGCTAAAGGAGTAACGCCATGAGTGACTGGATTACAGACCGACTGCCGACGGTGGATGATGCAATGGCAGATGGTAAGGTTTGGACGATGTATTTAGGTAACGTCGTGCCATTAGCGGCCGATCGTATTCCGCTGGGCAGCCCTTGGCAACCCATCCCACGCCCCGCCCCCTACGTCAAACCAAAACGGTGGACGGCTCACTGGAATAAACTCATGAGCAGGTGGAATATCGTAGGCGAAGATGGATCTGTTGTAGCTACACTACGTATAGATGTAGATGGTATATCTACCGCCCAACGAATCGCAGACATCTACAACGAGGCGATGCCATGATTGATCAACCACGCTATCGTGTTGGACGACATCCAACACCAAGCATCAACGACGTCTACTTTTCTAATGAACATTCCGCTACAATCTATTGCGAGCAAATGAACCATGGAAGAATAGCAAATGATCCCAACAACAATTACGATGTTTACGAGGTAAATAATGAAGACGAAACAGATTGAAGAACTCCAAAAGCTTATTGACGAAGCTTTGGAAGAGTTTTATCGCCATGAAATGAGCAACGAATTGATGGTTGATGCCAACATCCTTCGTGACATATTGCTTGAAATGCAAACGCTGGTAAAACCAGATGATGAAGAATTAGCTGTATGGGGTCATGCATGAAAGTCTACTGTTTGATGATTTTTGATTACCCAGAGCAAGAACTTGATTCGGTCTATAAATCATGGGCTGATGCTTACGATGCTGCTACATTAAGCGCGCGATGGAGCATTCAGGTCTATGATTTAGAAACAAACTATCAAGTCGGTGAGGAGTACTGGATTGTTGATGGCCGCTATGGCAGTGGCTTTCATTACCGTCCACAATACAGCAAAAACGTAGATCCTACTGAGGAATACGCATGAAACATCTCTTGAAAAAATGGTTGCAGTATCTGCAATGCGAACCTTTCTATGGTTTGTTTATCACGTTGATTGGTCTTGCTGCTGCGTACGTTCTTGTATTTGCAATAGACACAATTATTGCCGTCACAAATGCTTTTATTGGAGACTGATGAACAAGCCTGTTAAAATTCGACTGTCACAATCGTGGCAAGTTCCACAAAAACCAGACAAAACGGGGAAACAATATCCTCCGATTGTTGAAACACTTGTTGTGGAAGTTGATGACGTGCAATGGCATGACATTGCCAATGCCTACACGCAACTAAACACTGAGCTATTCAAAGCTCGTATTTCTCACATGAAAGCAATCAAACAAAAATCACCTGTTGACGCAATTTTAAAAGATGCGGGTTTTTAGATTGGTTGCCGGATCGGTATATTGAAAGGATCTCATGGAAATCGGAATTGAGGTGTCAAAGACAAAAGTCTATGGCAAAACATTTATCCGCATTGCTCCTTTTGTACGACACGACAGTCCTAAAATGGCAAACAACATCAAAGGACTGCTTGTTGCCAGCGTTGCACTGACGCTGCTTCTAGCTATTGGACAAGCATTTGCAAGGTAACATTGCTCCCTCAATGTTACTGTGTGTGCAGGGAGGACGTAGGCATGCATCGAAAGACATCGCTGTAATCCTCCCTGTTGTTTTTTACCACAACCACAAGGAATAACGATGACGTACACAGGTCGCATCGTATGGATCGGTCAGACCAAACAGGTCACCGATAAGTTTGCCATTCGTGAGTTTGTTCTCACTGATGGCAAAGACACCTACCCACAAGAAGTCAAAATGCAGGTAACGCAAAAGAATTGCCCGCTACTTGACAATTACAATGTTGGTGATGAAATCACCGTACATATCAATCTTAAAGGACGTCGCTACGAACGTGACGGACAGCCAAATTGGTATACCACAGTCGAAGCTTGGCGATTCGAAGCTAAGTCTGCTGGCAATACCAAGGGTGCTGAGCCGGACTATACATCTGCATTTGACAACTTACCATTTTAAGCAACAGCATGACAAAAGAACCTATCCCTGAGCAAGCCGAAAGAGGATTGCTAAAGGTTGCGCCAAATAGTCTTGAATGGCTTGCGATGCGTAAGAACCTTATTGGTGCTAGCGACATGGGCGCCATCTTTGGATTGAGCCCATGGACAACACGCCATAAACTATGGTTGACCAAAACAGGCCAAATGGCTGAACAGCCAATGACCTTACGAATGAAAGCAGGCCACTATTTTGAGGATGGCATTGCTCGTATGACGTTCGACCATTACGGCAAGCTCATTACCATGGACTTTGACCATGGTATTCGCATTCATCACGATTTGCCATACCTGTCATGCTCACTTGATCGCAAAGGTATTTGCGAAGATCCCTATGATTTAGAAAGCGTAACAAACTACGTTCTTGATTGCAAGAATATGGGAATGAGCCAATACAGCAAAATGAAGAAAGCCCAGGTTCCTTCAGAAATGTATTGGCTGCAAATACAACAGCAGCTTCTTGTTACTTCAGATAGCGTACGGCCAACTGTTGGCTACCTCACGTGTTGGGTTGCCAATAAGATGCTCAAGGTGTTCAAGATCAATCCATGTGACGCAACGTTTGATGCTATTCAAATGGCAGCGCAAGCATTTCAAGAATGCTTAATTACAAACACTGCACCGCATGATGACAACAATGCCTTTGTCACAGAAGCGTATTACAAGCAGATGCATGATTTGATTGCTGAGTCAACAGAAGTTGTCTTAGAGATAGAATGAAAATAGCCCCTTACGGGGCTATTTCTTAGAAATAGAATGAAAATAGCCCCTTACGGGGCTATTTTTTTTACTCTGCAATCTTCTTTTTACGTCCTGGTTTACCCTTAGCCCATTCAGGAAGTGGCTCGCCATTATTGTCAAGTGACTCGGCGTCGTTGTCCTCAACAACGGTGTTGGAGATCTCCAGCACCTCAAGGGATTGATGCTTTTGTTCTGTTGCTGAATACTGCGGCGTTGCATACAAACAATATTGCATGTCAAGCCATATAAGTTCATCGGTCTCTGCTACAAGCAGAAATGCCCAATTACGAGCTTGCGTCTCGGCGATGCCATAAACATCATAGACCTTGTCAATAAGCAAGCGTCCAGCAGGATTTTGCAAACTCTTGACAAGAGGTAGCAAGGCGTTGCGAGATGTTTCCGGAAGCTTTGCCGGATCTTTGATTTTGACTGCTATTGGTTTGAGCAGTTGCATGGTATATCCTATTCAGGTGAAAGATTACGCCTACGGCGTCTTGATGATTTTTTTTGTTTGACAATGTCTTTTTCGGCAGTCTTGTATGCTCCAAAGACCGACGTGGGCATATTAGCTACAATACCAAGCGATCCAGATGCTGACTGTGCAACGCGCCATGGATCAGGGGCCTTGTACTGTGGCAACATACCGCTTTGATACATCATATACAATCCTGTAAGACCCAACGCCTCTTTTGCTGGTGCATAGCCAACACCCCCTGGCATACTGCGAACAAGATCATTCCAAATTTCTTGATTGCTACGAGCAAGGTTTTTATCCGACTCTAAATCAGCAGCATATTGTATGCCATTGAGCAGCGTTAACGTACCACCTTTAACAATGTTGCCAAGTGGATTGTCGCCCCAAAACTGTCGATTTGTACGTGCTATTTCAGTTTTTACGTCCTCGTCAACATAGCCACCAAAGTTTGAGGCAAAAAGATTGTTGAATAGATATGTTAGGCCAGCAGAAATAACACCCGTAGCAGCAAGGGCAAGGCCCGACTTTGTCATTGGCACAAAGCCCATCAGGTTGCTTTCGACTTGTCCTGTTTCAGGGTTTGTCCGAAGGTATGGTGTTTGGACTACTTGATTGCCAACATCAATGCCATAGGTCGAGACGAGTGCCTTGCGAAACTCCAAGTCTTCGGCATAGGCATCGATCATACCCTTGAAAAGTTGCTGCTCTTGGTATGCACCAAAAAGCGTACGACGATTGTAGTTCTGGCTGTACTGGCTGAAAAGCGTCATTGCCTTACCTAATGGTGTGCGTAGATGCAAAGCTCGTTGGTCGAACTTACCCTGAGCTAGATCGACAACGGCATTGGCAAAGTTTACCCGTGCTACATCATCCTTGCTAATAATCTTGTTGACGTTGGCCTTGTCAAACGACTGCTCGCCCATTGCCGCTGTACGCAATACGCCCATTTCTTCCGTTGCACCTTGCTTTGTCCATACTTGCAGACGAGCATTGTTAATACGAGCCAAGGTAACACCAGGGTTCACCCACGAAGCTATGCGATTCTCAGGGCTCAGAAGCATACTGGCTTTGCCAAGCTTTGCTGTGCCAACAAAGACACGGTTGAGGTCATTAAAGTTGGCTTGCTGCAAGTCTGAGAGACTGCGAATGAATTGCCCTTGGTCGTTGTAGAGCGACAAGCTTACCTGTCCATTGCGAATGTCTGCTACAACACGATCCTTTAAGAACACTGCTTTACGGATATGCTCCTGCAAGCTGGCAATATCTTCATCGGACATGACCTTACCAATGCCGTCAAAGTAATCTTTGACCTTTTGGAGTTCATTATACTGACGTACCGCTGGAAGCGTCCAGCCATCATACTCATCAAGAGCAATGCGGTTATTGGCAGTGATCTGTGGGTCAAGGGTCACTCCTTGATTAAGACGACGGCTAGCAGAGGCAGCTACGGCACTGCCGAGCTTTGTTTCAATGTCCTTGTTAAACATCCGCGACATCGTTTCGTCAAGCTTCTCCGTTGACAAAAGTGTATAGCCACGGAAAGCATAGCCCCTTTTGTTGCCAAGAGTGTTGCCAACATACTTCATGCCAGCCTTCATTGCTGCTCGTCCAGCCATCCATGCCCCAGTCGCTCCCAGTACAGGATTAATAGGTGCAGTCGCTGCTAGTCCAACACCAACGGCAAACTGTGTTGCTTGTGAAGCAAAGCCGTGCATCCATGATGAAGAAAAATTCTGCACAGAAGCCATTGCATCATATACTTTGGCAACGCCTGATGGCACGTCATCTCGGGTCATCTTGGCAAAGAACGCTACGTTTGGCGTTACATCACCAACCATTGATTGCGTTGTTCTTATTCCATTGTCTGAGCGACTCTTGAGGATCTTGACGCCACGGTAGGATGAAAGAAACTCACCGAGCTCCTCTGCACCACCAAACTTTTGTGCGATCATCTTTTGCCGCTGGGTTTGTACGGCTTTGGCTAGTGTGCCAAAGACACGTCCCGATGTAGCATTGGTAACCGTCGAAAGATCAATGTAATTCAATGCACCGGACTTTTGATTGTACAGCACAACCATGTCTTTGTATGGCACATCATCACGTCCTGGCTTTGTTGTTTGCTGCAAACGTTCTTCTTGTAAGCCAACATTGCCCTGTGCATCAATATATTCTTTGGCTGTTTTTGTATACTCAACAGTTGCTGGCACACGTACAACACCAGCCAGATTACCTACGATTGTACGGACGGCATCGTTGTCATCAGCATAGTAAGATACCGACATTGGCTGTGCCAGTGGTATTCCAATCTCTTCAGGAGAAAGGTGGCCCTTGCCTTGATCACCAAGAACATTTGCCAGTGTTTGACGCAACCCTGTGCTACCATGAACGGGGATATTGTCATTGTAGATGACGTTGTCTTGCGAAAGATCAATCAAAAAATTGTTCTCGGCAATGCCTGAGGCAAGATGCTCTTGGCCTAATGCTTTGCGTACTTGCTTTTCGGTTTGATAAGCGTTGCGGAAAATTGCTCCCGTTTTGCTCATGATATTGTCGAGAGACTCTTTGTTTTTGCGGTAAACCATGTCAGGATTATAGTCACGAGACACACCAAAAAGGCGTTCCATCACTACGGCGTCCTCAAGGTTGTACATTGTAGGAACAACCTGTTGATCCTTATCCAAAAGTTCATTTTGGAAAAACGCCTGGGTTTTTGTCAGCTGATTGTTGTAGCTGTTTGCATGGTTAAGCCGCTGACGTAGGTAGTTGAGCACAAGCTTACCAACGGCATAAGCATCAGCCGATGAGTCAATGTTGTACTTCTTTTCCAATCCAAAGGCGTTAGCATGCACAGACAGACGTGCAATGGCTTCCTTCATCTCTTCACGGGATTCCCATTGCCCAGGATCAGTATGCTCATTCAAGAAGTTATTGAGGTTGCCAGCCATCTCGTCATAGTTGACAAAGTTCATGGCATCAATGTTGTCGGCAATCGTCGAGCCATACCGTGCTTGCGCCTCACGCTCAAGATCGTTGGCTAAATCCACTGCTTGCTTTTCAACGTCGTAGAAAACGCTTTCCTTGCCAAGTATTGGGTTGCCATCAGCATCGAGTATGTCGTTATTGGCAGCGCGTAAAGACTGCACATACGACTTAATGCCTTGAGCATACGACGTTTGGTAAGCTGCAATACGAGCATTGTACGCTTTGGCAGTGATGGCTCGCTTGATAACCGAGTGAATGTTCATGCGGTTAAGGTTACCAGACAAACCAAAGCTTTCATCGGGCATGAGCATGTCGGCCATTGCCGAAAGATCTGCTGGATTGAACAGACCATGGTGTTCAGCCGAAGACGTAAAGACAATGCTACTACCCTGTGGGTCTTTTAATACAGCATTGATAACTGGCATAGCATCATTGCTAAACGTCACCGTAAAGTCAGGATCCTGTGGCATTTCACTCAAAATCGTTCTCTCACCGCCAGCAACGGGGAGCATTGCTCCTGTTTCATCGGAGGCCATAGCCAGAGGGATGTCTTCACTTTTGCTAAATGGCGTGCCATTGCCACGCAGATATGCCTTCGCTGCTTCCAATGTCGGTGCATCAAAAACTGTACCTTCAGGGAAAAGCTTTTCGTGATCCTCACGCCAACGGGTGATCGCTCCGCCCATCGCATCCTTGAGGCCATTAAGATAGCGGTAGCGATAGGAGTGACGCAATGCCGTACCGGATTCTAACGATGCCATCCGTGGCATAAGGTCATCATAAGTTTTGTGTAGTGGCACTGGTGTATTGCGAATGACTGTCCCTTGTGAAGACAATGACACGTCAGCAATATCATAGATTGGTGTCATGCCATTATAAATTTTAGCGTCACTGGCATGCAAACGAACCATGTCCATTGTGGATTGCTTGGCAAACCAACCCCAAAGATCCGTCCATTTGCGAATAGCTCCCTTGTTTTGGTTGTTAGCGATCTCAGCAGCTTTTGATAGTACCTGCGTAAAGTAGAACGCTTTGCTGGCACGTCGTCCAAGCTCACCATGGTTGCGAGCAATGTCAGCCCACACACCACGCTCCATGTCTTGCAATGCCAAGGGGTCAACAGCATTGAGGACAGCATCAACAACCGCATCGGTGTCCTTAGCTGAGGCAAACTCTTGCTTAATAAACTCTTCGACCTTGGTGACAATGTCGTTTTGCTCTTCGGCACTAAGCTTTGTGACGTCCTTGCCAAT